GCGGCCACTGAAGGGCCTGCGCGAGGTTGGTCGGGTCGCCCGGAAACGTCGGCGAGCCGACGAACTTCCAGCGCATGTCGAGATACTCGGTCGCGTGGATCAGCGCCGTGGCCTTGCGGTCCTGCGTCGCCTCGGTCCACGCCGAGTTCGAGCGGTGCTCGTGGTACACGTCGCCGTCGGCGATGCTCACGTAGCTGTTCGCCGTGTCGAGCCCGGTCCCGTCTTCGACGATGATGTCCGCTGCGACGGCCATGACGACTCCTAGAACACGAAGGTGGGCGGGACGAATCCCGGAAAGATTTCGAGCGGCCCGATCGTGCCGACGTATTGGTGCGGAATCCCGAACGGATCGTTGAACGGGTCGACGCCGAAGTAGGCGATGAACCCTGCGTCCAGGGCAACAGCAGAGAACGTGGCGCTTCCGACTTGGTTGCCGTCGAACCACATGCCGCAACGATCCGCGACCGGATCGAGAAAGACTGCGATGTAGTGAGGGCCGCCCAGCGTCGTCAGCGCGGGCAGGCTGACGGTGATCAGCGGAGTCTGAAATCCGCTCACGTCGGAGAGCACGAGCTCATTGTTGAGTCCGCCCGCCTGCAAGCGCGTGTACCCGAGTTGGAAGATGTTGGGAACGACCGGGTAGTTCGCCGGGCCGATGAACTCGAAAGACGTGACGTACAGCGCCGGGCGCAGCTTCTCGGCCGCGGTCAGGGGCGAAGTCTGGCCCCAGCCGATCGTGGTGATCGCCTTCTGGGGCGAGAAGAATCCCGCGCCCGCGCGCACATAGCGCTCGAGGCGGGCCGTTCGCGCGTTGAGGATGGCGCGCTGAAGCTGCTTGCTGATCGTCACAGTGTGAATCCAGCGGGAATGTACCCCGGGAAAACTTCGAGCGGGCTCACGAGGCCGATGCTTGTCGGCTTCGACGCCGTGCCCGTGTTCCACATGTAATTCCACGTGCCGGCCGACCACGCCGCATGCACATGCGCGACTGCGGCTACCTGATCCCCGTTGACGAACAGGGCGATCCGGTCCCCCACCGGGTCGAACAGAACGCCGGTCTGGTTGAAGCCGTGATGTCCGGTATGGCCCGTGAGCGAAAGGTCAAACTGAAGCAGCACTACCGACGCGAGGTCGATGATGCGGAAAAGACCGGATGCCGCAACGGTGCCGACGCAGAACACGCCCGTGTTCACCATCGCGTTCGTGGTGGCGCCCGTGGCGGGATACTGGGTCAGCGTTGCGTTGTTCCACTCGCTGTACCACGAAAGATACGTCGGAATCGCTTCCTGCCCCGCGCTGATCGGGGGAACGATTCCGGTGCCGGGAAGAGCGACCGTGTTCGCGGGGTGCGCGAATCCGGCGCCGTTCTTCCGCTGGCGCTCGCGGCGCGCCTTCTGCGCGTTGAAGATTTGGCGACGTTGACGTGGGGTCAGCCGTTCGGTCGGAACGTCGAGCTCGAGCTCGAGTTCCGGGTCGAACTCCTCGAACGGCTGGAACCCCTGCGTCACGTTGCTACTCCTCGCCCTTCACGGCGCTGCGCACCGACGGGTGGACCGGATACTGACGCTTCCCGGGCCGGAAGTGGGCCTGGAGTGCGTCGAGCGCGTGCCGTGCCGCGACCGTGCGCGCCTGCTCGGGTCGCGTGATGCGATCCTGCATGGCGTTCAGGATGTGCAGCGGCGTCTCGCTTGCCTTCTGGAGAAGGCCGGCGAGCTCCTGATTGATGGCGCTCACCTCGGCGACGGCCGCCTCGTACTTCTGGCGCGCCTTGCTTTCGCGCTTGCACGCTTCGGCGAGTCGATCCTGGCACTCGAGGACCGGATCCTCGGGCAGCACGATCGCGTCGCTCTCGGCGAGGTCGTCGGACTCGGCGAGCTCGGCATCCGCTTCGGGAGCCGGCGCGTCGCCGGCAACTTCGGGGTCGATGGGGCCTGCCACAGCGGCGGGAGAATCCTCGAGCTCGTCCAGATCGCTCGCGGTGATCGCTTCGGACATCACGTACCTCAGTGATTCGGGGTTGAAAGAGAAGGCGCCCCGCCGCCGCTGAGACGACGGGGCGCCCGAATCCCACTCAACGTGGGAGGGGAGAACGGATTAGCCGTTCGTGCGGAGCTCGGCGATCTTGATCTGCTTCCGCTCGGGATACCGACGATCCCAGTTGGCCGCGAGAATGAGCTCGGCGTTGGTCGGCGAGTTGCCGGCCTGCGAGCCCGCGAGCCACGCGAAGCCGCGCGGGTGATGCACCCACTCGACGCGCGACACGAGGATCTCCTGACCGCCGCCATTGCCCGTGAGCTCCTCGCGCTGCACGGCCACCGGGTTGAGCGGGAGCCGCGAACCCTTGAGGATCGCACCCTGCCCGAACAGGTAGGTGCTGTACTCCGGGTTGCCGTTCACGGTCACGACGGGCAGACCGTCGTCGACCACGACGCGGAGGCCGAGGAAGAACGGGATGTCGACCACACCCGTGCTGTCCGGGATGAAGTCGATCAGGTTGTTCTTCTTGGCGCGCGTGAACACGACGGAGTGCATCGCCACGACACCGAGATCGCCCTGCGCGTCGCCCATCGTCTGCTGGGCGTCGATGAACGCCTCGGCCGAGAAGAGGTTCGCCGCGGTGGGCGTGCCGGCGATGCCGAGCGCCACGTTGCGCACCATGTCGCCCGCGTCGTTCGCGACGTTGTCCGCGATGACGCCGCGCACTCCCGAGATCAGCATGCGCTGTTCCTGGCGGATCCAGTACGTCGCCACGAGGTTCGCGATCGCCTGCATCGGGTCGGCGCCCGCGAGGGCCTCGTTGAGGTCCATGCTGGACCACACCTGATTGCGGTTGTGCCGCTGGGCGATCTCCTGGCCCGTGGTGATGTTCAGCGGAGTCGCCGACGCGGCCGGATTGTCCGACGACACGTTCGACTCCGTCTGCGCGAGGTCACGGAAGTGGGGCACGTTGAAGAGACGCGCGCCGCCGTCCATGAGGCCGCTGATGAACGCCGAGTCCACGAGGACACCGGAGTTGCGGAACGCCGATCGTTCCGCGCTGAGCACCTGAACGTACTCTGCGAATACGCTCGGGATGATGAGGTCCGTGAGCTGGGTCGCAGCCATGACGGATTCCTTTCTGGTTGGTGGTTGGTTGCTTCCCCGCCGGCGCTCATGCTCCGTTCGGGTTTTTCTCCGCCGGGCTCCGTCACGGAGCTTTTAGCGGGCCTGGGTTGCGAGTACCCGGGCTAGGAAGTCGGACGAAGCGCCTGCGGCAGGTACTTCATTCCGTCCCAGCTTGCGGTGGTCGCGGCCTTCGCCATGCGAGCGGCCTTCTGCGGATCCTGCTTCACCAGCAGGCCAATCTTCGTGAGGTTGAACGACTTCTGCGCGAAGGGGTTCTCGGTGAACGATTCACCGCCCTTTCCGCCGCCGGCGCCTGCACCGCTCGTGGTCCCGAACCAGTGCCGTCGCTGACCGTTCGTCTTCATGTCGCCGAACACGTCCTTCGGCGCGAGGCCGGGAGTGCCGAGCGATTCCTTGGACACCACGTTGCCCGCCTCGTCGACATCGAAGTGGGCCTGACCCCACAGCTTGATGTCGTCGATCGCGTCGGGCACGATGCCGAGATCCTTCAGCAGCGCCGGGTTGGCGACCGCATCGACGATCTTCGAGGTGCGCTCCCGACCGACGAACGTGTTCACCTGCCCGGTGAGCGCCTCGTTGGCCGTACGGAGCTCCGTGATCTGTCGCTCGAGCGGCTTGACGCGCGCGAGTGCGCGGCGCTCGGCGAGCTCGTCGATTTTCTTGTTGCGCTCGGCCTCGTCGCCTGCGCCCAGCGTCTCGATCTGAAGCGTGAGCTCTTCGTTCTTCGAGCGGAGCTCCTCGATCGTCTCGGGCTTCAGATCGCCGTATTTCTTCAGCGACGCCTTGGTTGCCTTGTGCTCGTCGCGCTCTTTGCCGAGCGCCTTCTGGAGCTTGTTGCGATCCTCGGCGGTGAATGCGCCTTCGACGTTGAGGACGTACTTTCCGTCCTTCTCCGTGTACTCTGCCTGGACCGCCTCCGGCAGATCGTCGATCGAATCGAGCTCGAACTTGAGGGCCATGATTCCTCTACCTCACATGAGGGCTAGGCTCATTCCTAGCCGTTGGAATTGTCGTCTTCGTCTTCGCTGTCGGCGGACGTTTCGTCGGCCGGCGCCCCCGTTGCCTCCGCGATCGCGGTGGCCGCTTCGACCTCGGGCTTCGGCAGCGCTGCGCGCGCCGTCGCCTCGGCCACGATCTTCGCGAGCTCCTCCTCGAAGGTGAACTTCGTGAAGCCGCGATCCTGCAACCATTTGTGCGCCGACTCGAGCGAGAGCGGGATCTGACCCGTCTTCATCGCTTCGCCGAGCGCCCGCATGAGCTCCGGGCTCGGGCTCTCCTGCGTGAAGTCCATGTTCGGACGCACCTTCACGGCGTCCGGGTCCGCGCCGATCCAGCGCGCACACCGCTTGAGCGCTTCCTCGAGTCCGGCGGCGCCGGTGATGGCGATCGTGGACAGCGTCGCGGTGGACGCGGCAACGCGGATGCGCAGCGCGTCACCCGACTCGGCCTGCGAGCCGCGGGGCTCGAGCAGGCGAGCGCCCATGCTTTGCGCGCGCTGCTTGTCGGCCTCGATCGCGGCGCGCTGCTCGGGGATGCCCTTCGAGTCGACGCCGATGAACCGCGCGCCCGCGCCCTCGCCCGCCTGAATGCGGATGATCGCGCCCGCGCCGACCTCGGTCGTGTCGGACTCTTCCTTGGACTCGCCGTCCTTCGTGATCTCGTCGCCGACGATCACGAGGGTGTCCTGACCCTGCATGTGGAGCGACTGGCGGTAGTCCGCCTCGCTGCGATAGATCGCAAGGCACAGGTTCGCGAGCCCGAGCAGCGGGATCTCGTCGGGCGACACGTTGAGGTCGTTCGCGCCGATGATGGTGAACGGGATCTCGTCGAGCGACGTGCCCCGGAACGCCGGGATGATCACCGGGCTCCGCATGTTGTCGCTCTCGGTGTACGTCTTGTACACCAGAGGATTCGTCGTGCTCTCCGGCTCCTCGGGATTCACCGGCTCGAGGAACACCACGCGATAGCGGCGCTGCTCCTCGAAGTCGAAGACGTTGCCGCCCTCGGGCCCGCGGATGAACACCGTTTCGTTCATCACCGCGAAGTGCAGCTTGTTGG